ACTGCACGGCGCCATCGAAGCCGCCATCCGCACACGCTTTCCGGACTTCGCAACCGTCGAGTTCTATCGCGAGGCCAGCAGCGAAGGCATGCCCACACCGGCCTGCCTGCTGGCACTGACCCGCTGTGACCGCAGCCGGGAAGGCAATGACGGCAGCGGACTGCTGCAGGCGGTGCTGCGCTTCGAGGCACGCATCGTCGTGTCGGCCGGTAGCACCGCCGGCGAGCTGCAACTGCGCAATGCCGCGATTGCATTGGCCACCTGGCTGCACCAGCTCGGCCGCTTCCACGGTGCCTCCAGCGGTGCGATCGACGTAATCGAAGACGCCGCAACCGCACAGGCCGGCCTGCGCAGCTGGGTCGTCGAATGGTCACTGCCGGTCGCGCTGGGCGACAACGCCTGGGACGATGAAGGAGGCGTAGTGCCACAGGCGTCCTACAGCTTCGCGCCAGAGATCGGCCGTGCCCATGTGGCGCGCTACCAGCCCCTGCCGGAACGCGCACCATGAGCGCCGAACACGCACGTTTGATCGGCAACCTGCTGTTGATCGGTGTGGTACGCGAGCTGGACGAGGCGAATGGGCGTGTTCGCGTCGATGCCGACGGCATGCTGACCGACTGGATTCCCTGGCTGGAACGCCGGGCCGGACCCGGCGTGCGCAGCTGGTGTGCCCCCGAACCCGGCGAGCAGGTGGTACTCGCCTGTCCCTATGGCGACCCCGGCCAGGCACTCGTGCTCGGCAGCCTGTACCAGGACCGGTTCCCGGCGCCCGCCGACTCGCGACTGCGGCAGCGCACCGAGTACGCCGACGGCAGCATCGTCGAGTACGACCAGGGAACCGGCACGCTCAACGTCCATGTTGGCAGCGGCAAGGTCACTGTCACCTGTGCAAGTGCGCAGGTGATCGCCAGCGAATCGATCGTGCTCGATACGCCGTCGATCAAGGCGACTGGCAACCTGGACGTCACCGGCACGATCAGTGCGGGCAAGGACATCAGCACACCCGCCGAGATCAAGGCAGGAGCCATCGGGCTGAAGGCACACAAGCACACCGCGCAGGGGCCGACCGCTCCCACCACGCCGGCGCAGGCCTGATCGGCCACGCCTGCAATGCCCTGAATACCCGCACTCCACGACGATAGAGGCCATGCGAGGAATCGACGCCAACACCGGCAAATCACTGGATGGGCTCGCCCATCTGCACCAGTCCGTGCGTGACATTCTCACCACGCCCCTTGGCTCCCGCGTACTGCGCCGCGAGTACGGCTCGCGCGTGTTCGAACTGATCGATGCGCCGACCAACCGCTCGCTGCGCATGGACCTGATCGCGGCCACCGTCGACGCGCTCGCGCGATGGGAACCGCGTCTCCACGTCGAGAACATCGACGTCTCCCTCCCCGCCCCCGGCGTGATGATCCTGGCAGTGACCGGAATCCACCTGCCCGACGGCGAGGCCATCACCATCGAAGGAATCGAGGTTCGCTAACCGTGGCATCCGGCTCGTTCACCAGTGTCAATCTGTCCCAGCTGCCTGCCCCGGCGGTCATCGAAGTGCTCGATTTCGAAGCCATGTTCGATGAATCGCTGACCGCGCTGCAGGCCCTGGATCCCACCTTCGACGCGCTGTTGCCGTCGGACCCGGCCTTCAAGATCCTGGAGGTCTGCACCTACCTGCGCCTGCTCGATCGCCAGCGGGTCAACGATGCCGCGCGTGGCGTGATGCTGGCCTATGCCGTCGGCAACGATCTGGACCATCTGGCTGCGATCTTCGGCATCGCCCGCCAGGTGCTGGACCCCGGCAAGCCGCAGCAAGGCATCGCACCGCGTTACGAAAGTGACGAGGATTTCCGACGCCGCATCCAGCTGGGGCCGGAAGGCTTCAGTGTGGCTGGGCCGGAGGGTGCCTACATCTTCCACGCGCTGAGCGCCGACGCCCGTGTGCTGGACGCCAGCGCAACCAGTCCCTCCCCTGGCGAGGTAGTGGTTTCTGTGCTCTCACGCGAAGGCGACGGCACCGCTTCCCAGGGTCTGCTCGATATCGTCGACGCAAAGCTGAGTGCGGATGACGTGCGACCACTGACCGATCACGTAGTGGTTAAACCCGCTGCCATCATCAACTACACGGTCGACGCCGCACTTTTCACTTTTGCCGGCCCGGATTCGCAGGTGGTGCTGGCCGAAGCGCGCACCCGCCTTGACCGCTACATCAGCGAATCGCACCGGCTCGGCCGCGACGTCACCCGTTCGGGATTGTTCGCCGCACTGCATGCCGAGGGCGTGCAGCGCGTGGAGATCACCAACCCGGCCAAAGACATCGTGGTTGATCGTACCCAGGCCACGCACTGCACCAGCATCACGCTGAGCCATGGCGGCAATGATGAGTGACGACACCACGCGCCTGATCGGCGCGCGCCTCCGCGGTGCCATCGATGGACAGAACCGTACCTTCCGTCACCCCGGTGGTGCACTGGCAACCCTGCAGGCGGTGTACCACACCGACCAGCACGGACGGCAGCGGTTGCGCGATGTTGCCATCAGCGGCGCCACGGTCATCCTGTCGGTCGCCCCGGCACCCGGCACGCTGATCGAAGGCGATGCGCAGATCGCGGTTCCGCGTGCTCCCAACCTGCTGCCTCCCAATGCCACCCATGCCGAACGTGGACTGGCGCGGGCCATCGTCGCCCGCCCGCTGCCGGTAGACATCACCGCACTGTGGGACGCCGACCGCTGTCCGACCGCATTGCTGCCCTGGCTGGCCTGGGCCTTGTCCGTTGACGAATGGAAAGCGTATTGGCCGGAGACGGTGAAGCGTGCACGCGTACGCGCCGCGATCGCCATCCAGCGCCGCAAGGGCACCTGGGGCAGCGTGCGCGACGTGGTCGCCGCTTTTGGTGGCTCGATCCTGATCCGCGAATGGTGGGAGATGCAGCCGCAGGGTGCACCGCACACCTTCGAAGCGGTGATGACCATCGCCAACCAGGGCGGCGAGACCGCCACCGCCAAGTTCGTCGACGACGTGATCGGAGAGATCAGCCGGACCAAGCCGGTGCGATCGCACTTCACCTTCACCCAGGGCATGCAGGCCAGCGCCGGTATCGGTGCACTTGTCGGTGCCCAGGGCACCACCTTCCGCCGCATCCAACTGATCGGAGAGTAAACCCCGCATGCGCTTGAAAATCACCGACGCCGGCTTTGCCAAGCTGGTCAATCCACCCAACACCGGCACCAATGCCGTGCTGATCACCGAGATCGGCCTGACGTCCACGGCATTCACGCCGACGGCGGGGCTGACCGCCCTGCCCGGCGAGATCAAGCGGGTCACCACTTTCGGCGGCAAGGCCGTGGGAGATGACACGCTGCACGTCACGATCCGCGACGACAGCGCTACCGCCTACAGCCTGCGCGGCTTCGGCCTGTACCTGGGCGACGGCACGTTGTTTGCAACCTTCGGCCAGACCGATCCCATCATGGAGAAGACCGCAGCCTCGATGCTGCTGCTCTCCACCGATACCCGCTTCAGTGAAGTCGATACCGCGCTGATCGAATTCGGCAATGCCGAATTCATCTATCCCCCTTCCACCACCGAAGTGCAGGGTGTGGTCGAGTTGGCCACTACGACCGAGACCGAAGATGGTGCAGACACCCAGCGTGCGGTGACACCGCGCGGGCTGCGTGCCTTCATCGACAAGCGCTTTGGTGCCAGCGCCCCCACCCAGTTCGTGCGCACGCTGCTGTCGATCGCAACCGATGCCGCGTTCCGTTCCGCCCTGGGGCTGAAATCGGCAGCGTTGAAGGACGAGGGCGCCGACAAGGGCCTGGATGCCGATCTGCTCGATGGCAGGCACGGCAACCATTACCTGGACTGGCGCAACATGACCGGCGTGCCATCCAGCGTGCACGTGCCCGGACAGGTGATTCTGTTCGCCGGTGCCACTGCGCCCAACGGCATGCTGCTGTGCAATGGCGCCGCTGTTCCGCGTGCCAGCTATCCGGCACTGTTCGCCGCCATCGGTACCCGCTACGGCGCCGGTGATGGCGCGACCACCTTCAACCTCCCGGCAATGCAGGAAGGCACGGTGGTCACGCACACGCTGAACCCGGAAGCGGTCGGCAGCTTCACCCAGGGTGAAGTGATCCGCCATGCCCACGGTGCAAGCGCGGCAACGGCAGGCAACCACAGCCACGCCATTTCCGTGGGCGCAGGCGGCGCGCACTCCCACGGTGCCAGCGCCAGTGCCGTCGGTGACCACGCGCACGGTGCATGGACCGACTCGCAGGGCCACCATGCGCATACCGGTGGCACCTCGTGGGCCGGCGACCACCAACATGGAGGCGTTGTTCCCTCCAATCCTGCCCTCAACGGCTACGGCGTCTATCGCGAACGCGACAACGATGCGCTGTATCCGGACGGCGCCACAGCACCCGCCGGCGGTCACGCCCATAGCTTCAGCACCGACGGCGCAGGCGCACATGGCCACAACATCGGCATGAACGGCGCCGGCGGCCACTCGCACACCATTTCCATCGCCCAGGTCGGTGACCACGGCCATGCCGCCTCGGCCGCCGATGCCGGTGCACACACCCACACCATCGTGGTGGAGAACACCGGTGGCGACCGCAACCTGCCTGCCGGCCTGCGGATGATCTATTGCATCGCGTACTGAGGACATGAGCTTGCCTACTGAACCGCGCTTCGCGCACTCCTACGATCCCGATACCCGCGCCTACATGGGCAAGGTCCGCCTGCAGCCTTCCCCGGACGGTACCTGGAACCTGCCCGACTTCACCGTGGACGTCACGCCTCGCCAAACTGCCGGCGAATACCAGGCACTGCGCCTGGCCGATGACGGCTCACGCTGGGAAACGGTGGCCGATTTCCGTAACCACATGCTGTGGGACACACGCACCGCGATGGCGATACCCAATCGCCTTGTGCTGGGCGAGCCGTTGCCCAAGGACATAACCCTGTCCGAGCCATTCAAGCTGGATGGCACCACCGCGCAATACAACGCGTGGAATGCCAGCCGCCGCGAATGGACATTGCTGCCGGACTACAGCACGCGACCGCTGTGGAACAAGCACGATGCCAGCTTCGCTACTCCCGTTTCCCGTGGGGTCGCGCTGCCGTCATCGGTCACCGATCTGGCACCGCCTGCGGATCGCAGCTACCCGGTCACCTTCGATGAAACCCGTGCCGCCTGGGTGATGGTCACTGCACCCGAACCCGACCCGGCCGCGCAGCCGCAACCCTGACGTCGGGCCACGGCTGCAATTAATCCAGCCGCGGCCAGATACGAACATGTACCCATGCGGCGCAGATCGCGACCGCAGCACCCACCCAACCAAGGAAAAAACAACGCATGGCCGAATTTCTGCATGGCGTGCAGGTCGTCAACATCGATGGTGGTTCCCGCTCGATCGCTGTTGCCTCGACCAGCGTCATCGGCATTGTGGGCACCGCGCCCCGCGCCGACAAGATCGCCTTCCCGTACAACACTCCGGTCCTGGTGACCTCGCGTTCGCAGGCAGCCAAGCTGCTCGCCAACGCCGCAACCGAAGTCGATGAGGGCACCCTCCCGGGCCAGCTCGACGCCATCTTCGATCAGTCCAACGCGGTCGTCGTCGTCATCCGCGTCGAGAAGGGCGCCACCGAGAACGACACCCTGGCCAACGTGCTGGGCGGCGTGAACGCGCAGACCGGTGCCTACACCGGCGTGCATGCACTGCTGGCGGCAAAGTCGGTAGTGGGCATCAACGCATCCTGGCGGTGCCGGGCTTCACCCACACCCACGAAAAGCGCGACACCGAACTGCTGGCCAACCCGGTCGTGGCCGAACTGCTCGGCATCGCCGACAAGCTGCGCGCGGTGATCATCAAGGATGGCCCGAACAGCACCGACGACGCTGCCAAGAGCACCACCGCCCTGACCGGTTCCAAGCGCGTCTACGTGGTCGACCCGGCGCTGCTGGTGCAGTCCGGTGATGCCATCGTCACCCGCTACGCCTCCGGTGCGGTGGCCGGCGCCATCGCCCGCAGTGACAACGAACGCGGCTGGTGGGCATCGCCGTCGAACCTGGAGCTCAACGGCGTGGTCGGTACCGCGCGTGCGATCGACTTCGGCCTGTCCGACGCGACCAGCCGCGCCAACCTGCTGAACCAGTCGAACGTGGCGACCATCATCCGCGAAGGTGGCTTCCGCCTGTGGGGCAACCGTACCGCCAGCAGCGACCAGAAGTGGCAGTTCCTGTGCGTGGTGCGCACGGCCGACATCATTGCCGACAGCCTCGAGGCCGCCCATCTGTGGGCCGTCGACCGCGGCATCAGCAAGACCTACGTCGACGACGTGCGCGAGGGCGTCAACGCCTTCCTGCGCGGCCTGAAGACCCAGGGCGCGATCCTCGGCGGCAACTGCTGGATCGACCCGGAACTGAACGCAGCGGACAGCGTGGCCCAGGGCCGCTTCTTCTGGGACTTCGACTTCACCCCGACCTACCCGGGTGAGCAGCTGACGTTCCGCATGCACATGAACAACAACTACGTCTCGGAGATCTTCTAAGCATGGCGCGCAAGATCCGCAAAAACTTCAACTTCTACGTCGACGGCAAGGGCTATGCCGGCAGCGTGATGTCCTTCACCGCACCGAAGCTGTCGCTGAAGACCGAGGACTTCCAGGCCGGCGGCATGCTCGCCCCGACCGAGATCGTGCTCGGCCATGAAAAGCTGACCGCCGATGTCGAGTTTGCCTCCGACGACGCGGAAATCATGAGCAAGTTCCACGTCGTTGAAAGCAAGGAATACGGCTTCACCGCCCGCGAGGCGCTGGAAGGCGATGACGGCGAAGTGACCCAGGTCGTGCACAACATGCGCGGCAAGGTGAAGCTGCTGGACCGCGGCGAAACCAAGGTTGGCGAGAAGGGCACGATCAAGGTCAACCTGGCGTTGAGCTACTACAAGCTGACCCATGGCGCCCAGGTCGTGCAGGAGATCGACGTGGTCAACATGATCGCCCGCCAGGGTGGCGTGGACGTGCTGGCCGGCATCCGCGGCGCGCTGGGAATCTGAGCCCGCACCACAACGAGAAACCCGGGGGCGCCTCGCGCCCCCGCATCCATCGCACTGCATCGAATTCCAGGAACGCATCCATGTCCAGCAAGACCAAGACCCCCACCGACACCGTCATCGAGCGCGATGGCTTTGCCGAGGTTACCCTCACCCGCCCACGCCAGGTCAACGGCATGGAGACCGCCGTGCTGCGCATGCGCGAACCGACCGTGGAAGACATGGAGCGCTACCAGGACGACAAGGGCAGTGACGCACAGCGCGAGGTACGGATGATCGCCAACCTGTGCGAGATCTCGCCGGACGACGTGCGCAAGATGCCGTTGCGCGACTATGCCCGACTGCAGGCAGGCGTCGCGCTTTTTACCACCTGACCCTGCCACAGATCAGGCAGGGAGTGCTCGCCCTGGCCGGTCATACCGGCTGGGGCCTGCGCGAGATCATGACACTGCGGGTGTCGAAGTTCATCTGGTGGATTCAGGGATTGCCGGTACATGGCCAATAACGTTCAAACGACAACGATCACGATCGGCGGCTCGGTATCCAAGTCGCTGAAGGACGCATTGTCCTTCGCCAACGATGGCGTGAAGCGCCTCGGCGATGAAGCCGGCAAGCTGGAGCTCAAGCTCGCCGCGATGCAGAAGTCAGGCACCGCCTACACCCGCATGCGCGCGCAGGCCGATGCGCTGCGCGCCTCACAGGAAGCGCTGGAGCGTGTTGAAGCCAAGCGCACCGCCAACCTGGAGAAACGCGAGAAGCTCGGCGCCTCGTTCAAGGCAGCACGCGGCACACTCGGCACCGCCGTCACCGCACTGGCCAAGCCGGTCGAGAACGCCTCCGGCTTCGCCCGTCAGAACCAGCAGATCGGCGTAGCGGCCAACCTCAGCCGCGCCCAGGTCAGCGCACTTGGCCAGGCGATCCTGGACCAATCGCGCGCGACCAACCAGGGGGCCGACGATCTGCAGCGCTCGATCAAGCTGATGGTCGCTGCCGGCATGGATGCGCAGTCCGCGCAGGCCAGCCTGGGTGCTGTCGGGCGCACGACCACGGTCACTGGTGCCAGCATCGATGACGTTGCCAAGGCGGCCGCAAGCCTGCAGCGCTCGTTCGACATCGATCCTGCACGCATGCAGAACGCACTGGACGTGCTGGTGGTGAACAGCCAGCAGGGCAGCCTGGGTCTGAAGGACATGGCCGAGGTGCTGCCCACACTCGGCTCGTCGTTCGAGGCAATGAAGCTGCAGGGCACGTCGGCCGCGGCAACACTGGGTGCGGCACTGGAGGCCACGCTGGACTCGGCTGGTGGCGCCGACAAGGCCGCCAGCAACATGAAGAGCTTCATGTCCGAGGTGCTCTCGCCGGACATTCAGGAGAAAGCCAAGAAGAGCCTGAACCTGGATCTGCGCAAGATCATCGGCGATGCACAGACCAGCGGCGGCAATCCCTTCGATGCCGCGATGCAGGGGATCATCCAGGCGACCGCGGGCGACCAGAAGAAGATCGGCACCCTGTTCAGCGATGCACAGGCGAAGAACTTCGTCCAGCCGATGATCGAGAACTGGGATACCTACATCCGCGTCCGCGACAAGGCCTTGAATGGATCGGCGGGTACCACCGATGCGGCGTATGCCGATGCGATGCAGACCGATCCGCAGAAAATCGAAGGCGCCAAGATCGCCGTGGACAACCTGTCCAAGGCCTTCGGTGCGGCCCTGCTGCCTGCAGTTGGCGAGGCCGCGGTCAAGCTGACCGAGCTGTTGAACGGGGTCACCTCGTTCGTGCAGGAAAACCCGAAGCTGATCGCCAACACCACGCAGATCGTGGTCGGCATGCTGGGCATGCGCACGGCGGTGCTCGCCGCACGCTATGCCTGGACCTTCCTGCAGGGCCCGATCCTGGGCGTGCAGAAGGCCTTCCAGCTGTTCCGGGGTGGCAGCCTGCTGGCACAGATGGGACGCTTCGGGCCGATGGCCATGCGCCTGGCGTCGGGCTTCCGTGTGGTTGCCACTGCGGTGGCGGCCATCGGTGGCGGGCCGATCACGATCGCCATCGCAGCGATCACCGCAGGCGCCATCCTGGTGCGCAAGTCCTGGGAACCGATCAAGGCATTCCTGGGCGGCGTCTGGGACGGCCTGAGAGGTGCAGGCACCGCGGCGATGGGTGAACTGATGCGCGCGGTTGAACCACTGCGCCCCGCCTGGGAAGTCATGAGCGGGCTGATCGGCCAGGCGTGGGACTGGCTGTCGAAGATGCTTGCACCTGCACAGTACACCGGCAACGAACTGTCACGCGTTGCCCAGATCGGCAGCTTCCTCGGTACCGTTCTGATGGAAGGCCTGAGAATGAACATCCAGCTCATCAGCGGCTTGGTGCAGTACGTCGTCTGGATGGGCAACGTGTACACGACCGTCGCGAGCGGGATCGGCAGCGTAATGAGCATGATGTGGACCGCGATCAAGTCCGGTGCCGAATCCCTGTTCAAATGGCTCGTTCCGAAGCTGGATTTCCTCATGCCCTACGTCGAGAAGCTGATGGGGTTCGTCGAAGGAGGCATCGGCAAGGTCAGTGCGCTGGTCGGCAAGGGCCTGGACTTCGGGAAGGAGATGCTTGCCGGTGGTGCAGAAGCGATCGGCAACGGCATGGAGGGGTACACCAACATGCGCGCCGGCGGCCGAGGTGGCCTGGAT